TTTAAGCACTCCTGTGTTTGAGGTTACTTTTTTAAGTGTAAAATTATCTACTGTAAATCCTTTACCTGTACCCCACTCAAACCATATACCATTATCAGTTGGTATAAAATAAAATGTATTTGTTCCTATACTATATTCAGTAGATGCTATTATTGCAGAACTACCATCATAAGGATATATAGTAATTGGAATTGTTGTATTACCATTATTCCCTGTTGTTATTTCTAAAATATCAAAAGAACCTTTATATAAAGCACCACTTGTAAGAGTTACAGATTGTCTTACTCCACCAGAAGTTCCAACTGCGTGAACAAGGCTATTATTTACAACACTCATAGCACTACCGCCACTTACTGCGTTCCAACTTGATAAACTACCACTTGCAAAATCTCCATTAGATAATACATTACTACCTAATGTTTCTCCTGTAACAACATTATCAGTAACATTACCTCTTGAACTATCAGCATCAAGGGGATAATACGCTACGAGGTCGTTAGTTACTTCTTTAATTGATAAATTTGTTATATAAACTATACCCCCACTTTCATTATCACCAGTTCTTATACTGCCCGATGTAGCGTGTGCAGAAGTTATATATACAGTATATGTGGTATTTATAGTAGTAATGGTTACATTTATATTATTTGCCCCATCGTTTACCTTTATAAACGCACCTCCTAAATTTTTATAAGCGTCAAATGTTATTTTATATACTTTCCCTACAGTTAAATTAGTTGTCAAGATACCATCGTCTTTTAAATATGCTATGTCACTCCAACTACTATCATCAGAATAGATACTCCATTTGTTATATTTGATATTGTTGAGCCATCACTATTATCAAACCACCCAGAAGATGTGTTATTATCTACTAACTCACTACCCAATGTACTCTTAACATCTGCGGGTATCTTGGCATAGGAAGTGGATTCCATGAGGGATTGCACTTGGCTTTGAGATAGCGTTCCTTGCCAAATTCCTACTTGTGATATGTTACCAGTAGCCCATTGACTGTTTGCAACATCCTTACCTATAAGCAAAGATGCCGATGAGGATGGAGTAGTTGCTGGTATTGTTCCACCAAATCCTAATGTTTGTAGAACACCATTAACATAGATTTTTAATCTATTCGCATTGCCAGATAGGCTACCATCAAAAACACCTACTATATGATGCCAATCTGTTCCTGTTAAAGCTACGCTTCCATAAGCCAAACCACTGCCTGTAGATATAATATAATAAATAACACCATCAGCGCCTAAATGCAAGGCTACTCTATCATCATTGTTTGTTAATTTTTCCACTACAACCTTATCATCGGAAGCAAACCTTTTCATCCAAGCTGATATTGTTAATTGACTCGCACCATCCATTTCGTTAATATCGCCGAAATCTATATAATCATCTATACCATCAAAACTTGCACTACCATTTCCAATCCTATCTGCAAATGATTCAGCTATGTCTATTGCACGAGGTAAGAGTGGTGCATTGCCACCATATACTGATGTGGTAATAGTAGAGCCATTATTAGTTCCATTATTTGAACTATGTGAATCTGTATAATTTGTATCTAACGCCCACCAACTAACTAAACTTGTTTTTTCTACAGAGCCTAACTGACTGTAAGACTTGTTCATAACGGATTGGACTTCTTCTTGAGATAATGCTCTTGACCAAACTGCTAAATTTGCAATACTACCTTTAAATGGGGAAGCAGTATAACCATCCGATGCTTTTCCAATACGAACTTCAGCAGTATTAGATGTATCTCCTACATTAGCAGTTTGTGGATAAGCTATCCCTGCATCAACCCCATTTAAATAAAATGTAGCATCTCCTGTTCCAGCTACTTTAAAGGAAACTGCTATATGATTCCATGCCCCAGCTACGAGGTCATCATCAGAATAAGCATAATAGTCATTCGTGCCATCACTAATTTGAAAGAAAGGAGAATTTTGACTACCATGAGCCATTAAATAAAATCCTTTTTCGTCTGCAACTCTTTTATCTAATATTATATAATTAGTATCTAAATCAGTTGGTTTTATCCAAGCTGTAATAGATACATCAGATTCATTAAAGTCAAAAGCATCATTGTCTGGGACTGCTATATAATCATCAGTTATAAAATATGTCGAACCCTCTGATGGGAATGCAAGTGTGTCTGACCTATTTGATTTAAAGTCGAGATATAACTTGAGATTGTCCTTGACGTATGTTAAGAGGGATGCTCCCCCTTTAGATAGGCTTGCTGCTAGTCCAAGCATTGATCTAGCCTAAGTATGCTACTACTGAACCGCTTGCTAAAGTAAAAGCAGACCAACGACCAAAAATTGTAACTCCTTGTGGAAACGTAACACTTGCTGTGCTATCTCCATTATTGTTAGAGTTCCCTATGTACAGACTAGTTCCACTCTCAGGCGTAAGAAGACTAAATACTGCATCTTCTAAAAATGTAATAGCTACTATTTTTTTTCCTGATACAGCAGTAGTTCCTGTTTCTAATATAGAACCTGCTTGTCCTAGTCCAATGTTGTTTGATTCATTGACTGAATATTTATGTAATGCCATCTTGTTTCTCCTTGCTTATGACTTACCGAGCGTGACTTGTCTCATGGTCATATTGGTTATAATAAAAACCCATCGCTGGGTATAATAACGTAGCTAGTAGCAGAACCAAGTTTACCTTGATTATCTGTTCCTTTTGCTTTAGCTACTAAATCTTCATACTTAGCTCTCCACAATTGAGCAAACCCAAGTATTTCTGGGTCTTCATCTGCAGAAGCTTTTATTTCAAATAATTTTGCAATAGTGTAATACGCTAATGCAACGTGATATATTTTATCAAAGCTAGGACTATTTGCATTGTTTATTTTATCTGCATCAGAGTCTGAAGTAGCTTTAAAATCCCAATCATTTCTAGAAACATATAAACGTATTTCTTTTACTTCACTAGGACTTGTAAATGAAGTAGTTCCTGACGTACTTGCTTTTACAATTCCTATTTGATTGCGCTCAACCCACCAATTATGTTTTTGTGCGTTTGTTCTTGCCATTATGTTATGTCCACTTCATCTGGAGGTGTAACTAAACGTTGTATAGTATAATTATTATAATCTACTTTATTTACTTCTACTATATGTCTTTGAGCAGAAGCATCTCCATCTAAATCATTTAAATCATAATAACGTTGGTTTACTACAGTATTAAACGTTTCAACACCTTTTAATATTTTAGTTCTACTAGTAAAATCTCTAGACGCTTCTGTTAAATGCAAAGCTATATCTGCATCTAATTCATCAGGAAATACTTTTTTAATGTATGCGTTTAATTCTGTGTGCGTCATATCTTAATAGGTCTTCTTAGAGCGTCCATAACTGGATCTTTTTTTTTACTCGGTTTGACTACTTTCTTTTTTTTAATTATTTTCTTTTTTGCCATAATTTCCTCATAATAGTAGGGGCATAAAGCCCCTCACTCTTTATTTTACACTATTAACTAAAAGCAGTAATAAATGCATTTACACTATTTGCATTTAAGATAATCCACTGTGAACCATCACATACTATATGCATGCGTTCACCAACACGTGAAGAATCTGCAAAACCTCTACTTGCGCCAGAAGTTTGTGTAGCTACTTCTCCATTACTGTTTCTTATTAACCCACCAACAATATTAGAATCTGAAGTAATTAATACTTCTGCAGCAGCATTAGATGCAACTCCAAGAACTATATCATACTCAATTCCTTTGTTAGATGCAGTCGCTGGTAAAGTAATTGTAAAGTTCCCTGCGGAACTTGCATCAACAATTATCTTCTTACCAGAATCTGCAGGAGCTAATGTTACATTAGCACTTACAGCTTTTATTCCTGCTGTTGAACCACCTAAATAAGGTCTAGCCATAATAAGCCTCCTTAATCTGTGATTTTAAACAGAGAATGACTCTCAATTAACTGTATACCAAGTCCTTCATCAGACATATATTGGTCTTTAACACCATCAAAGGCATTGTCAGTTTTAATATTAGCCTGATACATTGCTGGTCTGTATTGTGCATGAAATAGATTCTCATCAGAAACTACAACCATGTACTTATTATACTGATTACGCAATGCTGGAGTTGGAATTAACTGTAACATGCCATGAGGTGTTTCAAGTACTCTATAATTAAAGCCTAATGAATCACGCTTCATGTCACCAAGGTTAACACTCCATCCAGAATTTCCAGATAATCCAGAATCACCAGCCATTTTAGACCAGTATCCTAAAGCACCAGCACCTACAAAAGCACGCTTAACACCTGCTTCTGGTACATACTGAAATATTTTTTCCATATCATCTACAAAGTTACCATAAGAATAACTTGCTTCAGATGCAGTAAAAATATTCTGATAATCATGAGTTGCAGTACTAGAACCATATTTTTCTAAAGCACTTACAATTCCATAAGTAGTTCTAATAAGATTTCCGTCTTTATCAGTTCTTCCACCATCTGCAAATGAATCATCAGCAGGAGCAGTACCATCTGCTATGTCAAGTCCTGTTCCACCTACTCTCTTACCAAATAAGAAAGCTTTTTCTTTTTGCATTTTGTGTTCTTGTGCTTTCTGTCTACGTAATCTAGCAAGTTCAGATGACTCACCTTTTAATACTGCAGCTTGTAACGTACCAGTTACCTGCAAAGCAGTTTTAAAAATTTGAGTACTATTCCAAACTACAGATAATTCATCAGCCCAAGAATCAGGTGCTTCACTACCTTCACCTTGTGCATTACCAATAACGCAAAAATAATCATTTGCATTAATATCAAGGGATGCACCAGTTAAGTTCTTAAGAATAATATGATTTGCTGACGCTCCCACATTAGTAATAACAACTACACCTTTGTTTGATGTTTTAGTAGAATCCCACAGTTCGCAAACTAATCCTATATAAGAACTGTCTACAGCAGCTGGAAGACCTGTCATTGTTTTTATTTGCAACTCACTTGGAAGAGTATCATCTGCTGGTAATACACCAGAATCAGAGGATATATCTTCATGAGCTTGGAACTCTTGTTTTACCCAAGGGTTTCTGTGTTCAAACATTTTGAAAACAGGGTCTGGTACTGAACGCATTTCCTGATTACTAACCATTGTAGTAAAGGGAGCAACATCAGTCCATAATTCCTTAGTTACTTGCGGGTCTACATAAAAATCTCGGCGATCATCATATAGTACTCCACTAGCACCAGAAAGGTTTTTTGTTGTAGCCATTTATTTGACTCCTTTTTTACTTAGCGTCCTAGTAATGCATCACTAAATGACTGCTCTTCAGTTCTTGGTTGTTCAGACTTTCCTGTAATCACAGAAGGGTCTTTAGGTACCGATAACCTTTGAGCTTGATTTTGCATTTCTTGTGTTTTTTGTTGCACTACTGGGTTCGCATTTGTTCTTAATTCAAATAACTTAGCTAAATTATCCATAGAGAGATTATCAGGTGCAGCTGCCCATTTGATAAAATCATTAGCTTTTCCATTATCCCATCCGTAGTTATTAACAGCATGACTATAAGCTTGATTAGTTATAGCTTGTTGCTGTTGTTCAGCTACTTGTTGTTGATACTGGGCTTGCATATCAGCTTGCCTTTGTGAATCAACTCCTTTAAGATAACCAAGATACTCATCTCTATAGTTTTCTTTAGCCATTCGATACAAAAACGACTTTGATTCTGGGTCGTTATAAGCATCGACTTCATTGTAATTAACTGGTTTTTCAGGTTCTGTTGGCTC